TCCAACTACTATGGTTCCTGGTCAGTGGACTCGTTTATATTTGACATTTACTGCACAAGCTACAGAAGTAACTGCCGAAATTAGATTGTACGCTATTACTCCTGGTACTGTATGGCAAGTCGGAGATGTCTTGGATGCCACTATGGCTATGCTAAGCGACGGACCTACTCTTTACGATTATTGTGATGGGTATACACCTGGTTGGCGATTCATTGATACTGCAGGTTTGTCTGAAAGTGTGGGTTATCCGTATACTCTAGAAGCCATTATGGGTAAACCAGCGGTTGCTCATGACGGAATAAAGAGTACTAACATTGCCCCACCCACTGCTTTTAGTGCTAGGACATTGTATTTGGTATGGGACATTACTGGCTCTGCCGATAACTATAAAGCCGTAATTCTAGCAGGGTCGACGTCAACTTCATCTGGATCTATACGACTCCAAACAGCAGTTGCCGGTGCTACATCTGTAGGTGCTCGTATTGATATATTCAACGGTACTGCAAATAGTAACGTTGGTGGAGCTCCTACAGGTCGAAGTAATGGTAGACACATTACTATGCTCCAAATTGCAGAGGGAATTACCCCCGGAGGAAAATTGCTACATGACAATGGTGTCCTTACACAGGGTGCCGTTAATCTAACTGCTGGTGATGGTATTCCGGGTAGCCTATTTCAAACTGATGGTGCTGTGGGGAACAATAATCCTGTGTTTGGTATGCAGTATTTTGCTTTCCACTCAGAAGCACAAGCTCGAGCTATTACTAAATGGCTTTCCAACCGATACGGCGTACCTATCGCTGCTTAAAAAGATAAGGAGACCAACGATGCTGACTATTACAGTCCCAGAGACAAATGCTTATGATGAAAAAGCAGAGCAATTTGTCACTACACCAGAGACTACTTTAGTCCTTGAACACTCGTTGGTCTCCTTATCAAAATGGGAGTCAAAGTGGGAAATTCCTTTTCTTGGCCCTGCTGAAAAAACAGACTCTCAGATGGTCGATTACATTAGGTTCATGAATTTGACTCCGGATGTTCCTCCAGAAATCTTCAATGTTCTTAGTAGAGCCAATATGGATGCTATGAGCGATTACATTAAAGCTAAGATGACAGCTACCTGGTTCCCGGAAACTCCTAATAGACCGGGAGCCAAAGAAGTAATTACGGCCGAGATTATCTATCATTGGATGATCGCCCTAAACGTTCCTTTTGAATGTCAAAGTTGGCATCTCAATAGATTACTAACCCTGATCAAGGTTTGTAATGATAAAAATGCTCCGAAGAAGAAAATGAGTAGAGCCGATCAAATAGCTGAGCGCAATGCTCTTAACGAAGCACGCAAGGCCCACTTGAATACCCATGGCTAAGACTCAAAGGAGAAAACTTCATGACTAAAATTATTTGGAACAAAGCTGGAGAACGCTTCTATGAGACAGGTGTTGATCGAGGAGTTCTCTATCCAAATACAGCTCCGGGGCTTCCTTGGAATGGTTTGATTGCAGTCAATGAAGTTACTGAAGGTGGAGAACCTACTGCCTACTACATTGATGGTCAAAAGTATTTGATTCTAACAGCTTCCGAAGATTTCGCAGCTCAGATCCAGGCATATACGTATCCAAAAGAGTTCGCAGAGAATGATGGTACAGTCCAACTTCGTGCTGGACTATTCATTGACAAGCAGCCTCGTAAAACTTTTTGTATGAGTTACCGAACTATGATCGGTAATGATACAGTTGGTGAAGCTAAGGGTTATAAGATTCATCTGATCTATAATGCTTTGGCGTCACCAACTACCAGATCTAATTCAACTAAAACTGCATCACCCACTCCTTCTACTTTTACTTGGGATGTTAAAACCAAGCCTGTAGACATTGAGGGTAGAAATGCTAGTGCTCATTTCATAATCGATTCAACGAGAATTAATTCATTTCTTTTGGCAGCTCTCGAAGATATTCTTTATGGCTCTGGGTCTACTCAACCAAGAATTCCTACACCTATTGAGCTTCTTACTATATTTGATACATACACTACACTCGTTATTACTGACAATGGTGATGGAACTTGGACCGCTACAGGTCCTTCTGAAGTTATCAGTATGACTAGTGCTACAGAATTTGCTATTACATTCGATTCTGCAGTTATGATTGATGATATTTCATATACAATTAGTACACTTTAATAAGGAGAAAAAATGGCGACTGTAACAGGCCTAACCGCTGCAAGAATGTTGGCTATTGAAGCAGCGTCAATCGTTAGTGCTCGACTCGAGGCTTTTAGCCTTATCCTCACCAAGCAAAATGGTGTAGATATTAACCTTGGTAATATTCGTGGCGCTGCGGGAGCTACCGGCCTCACAGGACCCACGGGTCCTCCCGGAGCTGATGGTCTAAATTCTATTCCTTCTGGATTTATTCAGGCATTTGCTCCGGCATCGAGTACTCCCGATGGTTGGCTGGAGTGTAATGGACAGTCAGTAGCTCAAGCAACATATCCAAATCTTTATAATGCCCTAGTTACTCTCGTACCTGGTGGACCTGTAACGGCTAATACTAGTGGTCCATTGACGTTTAACTTCAATACCACAGCATATCCATGGCTTACAGTTGGAATGTCATTTTATATGGTAGCCAATACAGGAAATATTACTTTGTCTGGTGGTGGAATTGTTGCGGGCTTTACCCCACTATACATTACAAGTATTACAAGTACTTCTATTACTGCGGCTCTTACTAGAGGGGGGACTGCACCTACCGTAACGGCAGCACCTTCTTTGTATGCTATCTATCTTGCACCTCATACAGGAGTTGGTGGAAGCAATACTCAGTTCCGACTGCCCGATCTGCGTGAAAGAGTTCTTCGGCATCCTTCTGGTACTCTGGGTGATCTCGAAAATGTCGTTGGTGCTCGACTTGGGTCACTAACACATACCCATCCTCTTAGTGCTGCAGGTCAGGCACTAATTGATGTTGATGCTGGTGTTATTTCCTCTAAACAGGTTGCTACCCCTGCATATAATAATACTAACCGAGTCAATGGTACCACAAGTGCTACTGTAACATCTAGAACTTCAGGTGTAGCTCTTACGGGTACTACTGAAGAGAATAACGAAATTATTCCGCCGCACGTAGTTATGCGTCATTTGATTAAGACCTAATAAGGAGGTATTATGCTAACGTTCGAATCTAGTGGTTCTTTTAGTAACATCGAATCATTTTTGAAGAACGCTTCAAAGCGTAATATTCTCAGCTTGTTAGAAGGCTATGGTTCTCAGGGGGTAGCTGCTCTATCTGTGGCTACCCCCGCAGATTCAGGTTTAACTGCCGCTTCATGGAACTTTGAAGTAGAAGAAGTTAAAGGCTCATACACAATTACTTGGACAAACAGTAATGTTGTCAATGGTGTACCTATCGCAATTATCTTGCAATATGGACACGGTACAGGAACTGGTGGTTATGTCGAAGGACGTGATTACATTAATCCTGTCATGAAACCTATATTTGACAAAATTGAAGCTGATGTATGGAAGGCGGTGACTTCAGGATGAGTACTAGCATAGACGAAAAAGTCGTCGCAATGAAGTTCAATAACTCACAGTTTGAGAGCGGCGTCGCGAGTACTATTGGCTCACTTGATAAACTGAAGTCAAGTCTAAATCTTAGTGGAGCTACTAAAGGTCTGCAAGAACTAGACAATGCTGGTAGAAAATTCTCTCTGGAAAGTATCGGAGAGGGTGTAGATGTAATTGCCTCTAGATTCAATAATATGGCTATTATTGGTATCACGGCTCTTGCCACCATTGTTAGTAAGGCAGTAGAGACCGGACTTGTTCTAGCTAGGTCTCTTTCTATTGGTCCAATTTCAGATGGTTTTGCAGATTATAATCGAAAGCTGACATCAGTTCAGACGATTATGAATGCTACCGGTGAATCGATCGAAGTTGTTGGTGGATATTTCACTGAACTCGATATTTATGCCGATAAGACCATCTACAATCTAGCAGATATGACTTCGGCATTTGCCAAGTTTACAAATGCTGGCATTGATATGAAGCTGTCTGTACCTGCAATTAAGGGTGTTGCTAACATGGTGGCCCTTGCGGGTCAGGATGCTGGCGCAGCTTCTATTGCAATGTATAACCTCTCACAGAGTATCGCTGGAGGATTCCTTAGCCGACCAGACTTTAAATCTCTTGAACTGCAGAACGTTGCAACTAAAGAATTTAAAGATCAGCTAATTGCTGCTGGTGTGGCTTCCGGACAACTTACTAAAAAATCCAATGGGATGTACAAAATCCCCGGAGTCAAGCAAGCATTTACTGATGCTTCACTCTTTACCGATGGACTTCAGGAACAGTGGGCTTCTGCCGATCTTCTAATTGACGTACTTGGTGATTATGGGGATACTAGTACCAAGATTGGTAAGAAGGCACAGGCCGCAGCACAGGATGTAAAGTCCTGGTCCATGATGATGGATACACTTAAGGCTGCTGTTGGTACGGGGTGGACTGATACTTTTGAGCTCGTCGTGGGTAACCTCGAAGAAGCAAAAGCACTATTTACCCCTCTTACTGATACTATTAGTGGTATTCTTGATAGTATTACAGAGGCTCGTAATGCGCCTCTCACTGACTGGAAAGAACTCGGTGGTCGTACAGAGGCTATTGATGCTGTAAAGAATGCTTTTAAGGGTCTACTGCAGATCTTTATGCCGATCAAGCGTGCCTTTCAGCAGATCTTTCCGCCTACAACTGGTAAACAGCTCTATGCTATTACCCATGCAATTCTAGAATTCACCAAGGGTCTCCAAATTACTGGAACTAACTCTAAGGATATTCAGCGGACCTTTGCGGGTCTGTTTGCTATTCTTTCCATTGGTATGCAAATCTTCCAGGGTCTTCTCGGGATGTTTTTGGATATCGCTGGTTTTGCCGCGGAGGGTACTGGCGGTATTCTTGGATTCACGGGTAGTATTGGTGACTTCTTTGTAGCTATTGATACGGCACTTAAGTCTGGAACTGTTCTTGAAGAATTCTTCAGTGGGCTGGGTACATATCTTAAGGCACCTATTGCCCTACTCAAGGTTATCATTGGATTCTTTCATGGTCTATTCGCTAGTCTTGCTACGGTAGATACTAGTGGATTTGAAGGAGCCGTAGACAAGGTTCAGGAACGTCTAGAACCTCTTGTTAGTCTCGGTAATGTCATTGAAACTGTCTGGGGTAACCTAGGAGTTGTATTCGCAAAGGTATTTGAGTTCTTTAAGCCACTAGTGGCTTTCATGAGCGAAGCTTTTGGTGAAATCGGTGATGCAATTGTTGGTGCACTAGATACTGGTGACTTTGACGCTGTTCTTGACGTGGTTAATACTGGCCTCCTCGCGGGCCTGGTGTTGATGTTTAAGAAATTCTTTGGAGATTTCCTCGCTGTAACCAAGGATGATGGCGGTGGAGTACTTAAGGGTATTCAGGATATCATTGATGGTATCACGGGATCACTTAAGGCCATGGAGCAGTCACTTGAAGCAAAAACGCTTCTTACGATTGCCGCAGCTATTGGTATTCTAACTCTGTCGGTAGTAGCTCTATCCCTTATCGATTCGGATAAACTGACTGTATCTATGACTGTTATTACAGTTATGTTTGGTCAGCTGGGTGCAGCTCTATTTGCATTTACTAAAATCGCATCATTCGGTGCAGCAGCAAAGATGCCTCTTATTGCGGCTTCTATGGTTGTACTGGCTATTGCTGTTACAATTCTCGCTGGAGCTATTAGTACTCTTTCTAAGCTTTCTTGGGAAGAACTAGCAAAGGGTGTTGCTGCTATGGCATCATCTCTTGCACTAGTAGCCCTGGCGGCAAACCTGCTTCCAAAGAATCTTATTCTTACGGCGCCTGGTTTGCTTATTGCAGCAGCTGCAATTGTTGTTCTGGCAGCAGCTTTGAAGATCATGGCAACACTTTCATGGGATGACATTGGTCGTTCTATGGTTGCTCTGGCTGGATCACTTGCTATTCTAGCAGTTGGTCTTACTCTTATGTCTGCGTCTCTCCCAGGTGCGGCAGGTCTACTTGTAGCATCCGTTGCACTTATCGGTTTGGCGTTTGCTCTGCAGATGTTGGCCGAATTGTCATGGGATGATATTGGTAGAGCCATGGTTACCTTGGCTGGATCTCTGCTTATTCTTGCAGTGGGTCTAACT